CCAGATGTGCCAACCGCGATTGTCGAGAACGACGGAAGTGCGTGGGACGCATGTATGTCGTCGACATTGCGCGACTTGACGGAAAACCCAGTAATGGACGTGTTTGCGGACATTGTTGGTGAGTTCTTCCTGATTGAGGGCACACCCGATTTCATCGATGCGCGGAAAGCCTCGAATCGGCTTGTGGAGCTTAACATCAACGTCCGGAAGGCTAAGGGCGAGGATGATAAAGTCACAGCCGCAGATATTCCCAAGGGGAAATGTTGGCGAACGGTGATACGCGCGATCCGCCGGAGCGGATGTCGTGGGACGAGCGTGTTGAACTTTTTAGCTAACATGATATGCTGGTGTTGGGTGATCGGTGGTGCAGACGCTGTCCGCTTAGTGCGCCCGCAGGGTGCACGAGTAGTGTGCATGGACGGCCTCGTGCGCTTCGTGAAGATGTGCTTTGAGGGGGACGATTCGATTTTGTCCTTCTATTGCATGAATAACATCGGTGCATCCGGCGTAGACACAAACATGACCCACGAGTTGATGGCGGTTATGACCGCGAGGTGGGCCAAGTTGGGTCACAGACCAAAGTTGTTCTGGAGACAGCCACACGAAGTGGCCGAATTTACGGGGTGGCATTTCTACGTCGGCCGGTACGGCCTCAGCGACGAGATGTGTGCTCCTGATGTCTACAGGAATTTGGTGAATATGACCTATTCGATCAGCCCCGCTGCGATCGCTGCTGCCATGCAGGGCGATACGAGGGCGTTCATGTCAGCCGTAGCCCCAGGGATTATCGCGCGCCTCTATCCATTAGCTGCACGCTATCCGCAGTTGTGTCGGTTGCTTTACAGCAAATTTTCAAGGCATCTGAGTGACGGCGCTGTCCTGCACAGGGACGAGGTGTACCACTTGGAGTTGGAGCCGGAAGATTTGGGTTTCTCCGAAGCGGATGATGAGAAGGACATGGACTCTGTCATCGACAGGCTGGCCCAACGGTTTTGCCCCATCCAGCAACGGTTTGAGTTGGAGCTCGCGAAAGGAGACGACAGTCGTGAGTCGGAGTTTGCTTCCGTACTCAACTTCGTGCCGAATCCTGACGACTATCGCGACATGCTCGAGCTGCTGGAGGGTGGGTTTAACGTTGGGAACGACGGCATGACATTTGCCTGTCGCGTCCAAGAATTACGCGTCCGACCGGTGGTCTACGCCGAGTCCGAGACGTCAGAGCCGGAAGACAATCTCAACTGGTGAGTAGCCCACCAGTTGCAACAGCGCCCAACGGCGCATCCCTAAATGGGTCGGGTCTTCGCGGCAACCCCGGATACTTGCATTTGTGAGCCCGGGGAGGGGGGATGCATCTTCCTTGCGGATGCATCATAGGGGGCACACTGAAAGCCTACCCTCCGCTATGGTACCAGACACTAGCGCGTGGTGATGGAGCTGA